ACTTAACGCATGGCAACAGGAAAAAGACTGACAGGATTATCTGGAGTCTCCAAGGAAGGTTTGAGCATGGGCGTATTGTGCTGAATTCTGAGGAGGATTGGGATGAATTCAAAGATCAACTTTTGATGTTCCCCGCCCAAGGTGTTCACGATGACCTTCCCGATGCTCTTTCCTACATTGACCAACTGGCTGTGACCTCATACTTTGTTGATGATCAAGAAGATGAGTGGGAGCCTCTAGATATTATTTCGGGGATATAGATGGCAACAGACAAACTTGAGCAAAACGAATTTTATGAGCCTACACAGGCTGATAAAGATTTGACAGCATTTATTGTTGACCACTGCGACAAGTGGAGAGATTGGCGAGATACAAATTTCTTGCCTGATTACCTAGAGTATGAGCGCATCTTCCGAGGTCAATGGGCCTCTGAAGACAAGACCCGTGAGTCTGAGCGTAGCCGCATAGTTACCCCTGCGACACAACAAGCTGTAGAGACTCGCCATGCTGAGATTATGGAAGCTATCTTTGGTCAAGGCGACTTCTTTGACATTGAAGATGACATCAAGGATGTGAACGGCAATCCAATTGATGTTGAGCAAATCAAGAATCAGTTGATGGAAGACTTCAAGAAAGACAAGATTCGTAAAGCCATTGACCAGATTGAGTTGATGGCTGAAATCTATGGTACAGGCATTGGCGAGATTGTTGTGATGGATGAGACAGAGTATGTCCCCTCTACTCAGCCTATTCCTAATATGCAGGGTCAAGCAGCTATTGGCGTGATGGAGAAGCAACGCATTGCTGTCAAGATCATGCCTATTAATCCCAAGAATTTCTTATTTGACCCCAATGGTACAAGCGTCAATGATTGCCTTGGCGTGGCTATTGAGAAATACGTGAGTATTCACAAGGTTGTGCAGGGGATGGAACGGGGTATCTACCGCAAGGTAAACATTGATACTGCCAGCGAAGATACTGACCTTGAGCCTACACAAGAGGTAAGCCAATACCAAGATGGGAAGGTATTGCTGTTGACGTACTACGGGTTAGTACCCCGTGAGTATTTGAACAACATGAAGGAAAACAAAGACATTGTTGAGTTGTTTCCTGAGAACTCGATGGCAGATGATTATTCGGACATGGTTGAAGCCATTGTCGTCATTGCCAACGATGGTATGTTGTTAAAGGCTGAAGAAAACCCTTACATGATGAAAGATAGACCTGTGTTGTCCTACCAAGACGATACAGTGCCTAACCGCTTGTTGGGGCGAGGTACAGTGGAAAAGGCCTTCAATATGCAGAAAGCTATTGATGCTCAGACTCGCGCTCACTTGGATTCACTTGCCTTGACCACTGCCCCTATGGTTGCGATGGATGCAACTAGACTGCCAAGAGGCATGAAGTTTGAGATTAAAGCTGGTAAAGCTATTCTTACCAATGGCAACCCCAATGAAATCTTGTATCCCTTCAAGTTTGGAACGAGTGACCCAAACAATCTAGCAACTGCCAAAGAATTTGAGCGAATGTTGCTACAAGCTACAGGAACTCTTGACTCTAACGGCATGGTTTCGCAATCTAGTCGTGATGGTGCTGGTATGACAATGGCAGTTGCAACCATCATCAAGAAGTACAAGCGTACTTTGGTTAACTTTCAAGAAGATTTCCTTGTGCCGTTCATCAAAAAGGCGGCTTTCAGGTATATGCAGTTCGACCCAGAGCGTTATCCTTCTGTGGACATGAATTTTATACCTACTGCAACCTTGGGCATCATTGCTAGAGAGTATGAACAACAGCAATTCATTGGTTTGTTGCAGACCCTTGGCCCGAATACTCCTGTTTTGCCTGTGATTCTGAAGGGAATCATTGCTAATTCAAGTTTGAGTAACAGATTTGAGATGATGGCGGCTTTGGATGAGATGAGCAAGCCCAATCCTGAAGCCCAGCAGATGCAGCAGATGCAACAAGAGTTGGCAATGCAAGCGGCACAGGCAAATATTGCGGTGCAGACTAGCCAAGCTGAAGAAAACAAGGCAAATGCTATCAAGTTGTCTGTTGAAGCGCAGTTAATGCCGCAAGAAATTCAGGCAAAGAACATGGCCTCTATGACTAAGAATCTTCCCAATCAAGATGACCAAGCATCTAAAGAGTTTGACAAGCGAGTCAAGATTGCTGAGTTAATGCTTAAAGAAGCAGACATCAAGAACAAGTCAAAGATTGTTGAACTGCAAATGAACAACGCAAAAAACAATGTTGTGGATGCGGAAAACGATTTTCTTGAAACTTTAAATATGGAGCTTAAAAATGGCAATCAATAAAATTTTTAATAACTCTAACATTGACGATTTAGCAGACAATGTGTTGAGTGAAGTTGATGACTTTATGTTGAGCGTTGAAAAAATGCAAAAGCGCAAAGTTGCTGGCAACGTGCAGTTGGTGATTCAGGCTCTTAAGAAGATAGAGTCAGACATTAGAGAAAGATATGACAGCTTAACTACAGGCATCGAAAAGCGTGTTTCTACTATTAAAGATGGTCGTGATGGCACAAACGGCAAAGATGGTCGTGATGGAAAAGATGGTCGTAACGGAAAAGATGGCGCAATAGGCTCTAGAGGGTTAGATGGGGCGCAAGGCATAGATGGTCGTGATGGTGAAGACGGTGTGTCGGTAGTAGACGCACAAATTGATTTTGATGGTAGCCTAATTATTAGTCTTTCTTCTGGTCGAGTTATAAACGTAGGTGAGGTTGTGTCTCCCGATCTAGCGGAAAGAATTAAGGTAATTACCAGCGGTGGTGGCACAAGTCAAGACGCATTGAACGCAATCAGTGCTTTGCAATCCGCAGTTACGGTAATACAAGGACAAATTGTAGTGATTCAGGCTGATATTGCTGCTTTGCAAGCTAGTGCTGGCTCTGAAGTAGCTCAATCAGACATTGGTTCTTCACCCAATGAGATTCCATTGAATCAATACTTAGGCAACTTGGCATATCAAGACGCTGCAAACATTGCTGGTAATGTTGGCGTTGGTGGCAACCTGACCGTAACGAACGGTGCTGTTATACAAGGTTTGACTGTTGGATTGGGTGCTGGTGCGGTATCAACTAATACGGCTGTAGGTTTAACCGCATTAAATGCAAATACAGGGGGGTTAAATGTAGCTGTTGGTTATGAGAGTTTGATCACAGGCACTGCTACAACTCTTTCTGTTGCAGTTGGATATAGAGCATTAAACGCTTCTACAGGGGACAGAAATGTAGCTGTTGGAGCTTTTTCAATGGATGCCACTGTTGGGTCTTCGGATTGCGTAGCGGTAGGAAGAAATACGCTTAGATCGTTAGTGAGCAATGGTTCTTGTACTGCTATTGGAACCAATGCGCTTACGCTTGCTACAGGGCAATACAATACAGCACTTGGCTACGGCGGGGGTGAAAATATAACTTCGGGCGCTGGAAATATAGCATTTTCGGGGTATACCTCGTCAGGAACAAATGCTCCTGCATTCAACATTACTACTGAAAATAATCGTATTTCTATGGGTTCAACATCCGTTACCAATGCCTACATTCAGGTTGCTTGGACAACGGTTTCCGATACTAGAGACAAGACAGATTTTGCTCCAATACCGCATGGTCTTGAATTTGTAAGCAAGTTGCAACCCACGGCATACCGTTACAAAGAGACTCGTGAAACTGTTGAAGGCCACGGCCCTGTTCGCTATGGTTTTAAAGCACAAGATGTTTTGGAACTGGAAGGCGACTTTCCAGTTATAGTAAACGCAGAAGACTCCAACAAGTTGCGATTTAATGATCAGTCGCTTCTTGCAGTGCTTGTTAATGCCGTTAAAGAGTTGAAAGCCGAGTTTGACGCATACAAAGCTGCCCACCCATGACCAACTCAATCATCAAACTTTTAATGTGTTTAAACTTAATTTTTTGAATAAGCACATGACAACCCGCACAGCTAATAGCATCTACATTATGTATCGCCTAAGTTAAGGAAACAACATGAGCATTCAATCCAACTTCCCCGCAATCAAGCCCACATTGTTGCTTGACTTTGCCAACGTCAAAGCACTTGACCCTCGTATTACTTTTACCAGAGCCAGCACTGCTACATATATTGATCAATTTGGCGCTATGCAAACAGCAGCATCTGGTGTGGCACGTTTTGACCATGACCCAACTACGCTTGAGAGTTTAGGGCTGCTGATTGAGGAGACTCGGACAAACTTAGTTTTAAACAGTGCAACATTGGTAACTCAAAACGTCACTGTTACCGCAGTTGCTC